TTACTTTCCTTCGATAGTATCTGCACTTCTCCTCGAGTTCTTCCACCGTCCACTTTTTAGTTTGGTTGCTCTTGAGAAGGATAGCTTCTGCCGTTCCTTCGCCGTGGATTTGGTCTAGCTTCTTTCCGAAAACGTATTGCTGCCCTCCGGTCATGTTACATTGCTTGCACTGGAAAGCGACGTTCATCTCATCCCATCGCGTGTTGAGCTTTGCCCGCGTAATGAAGTGCCCGCAATCGACCTCTTTGTAATGCCTCAACCGTCCGCAGGTAAAGCACTCCCCCCACCCTTCTTCGTTGGATCCTTTGAGGCGGATATACGTCGAGAAGATGGAGTCAAGTTTTGCTTTCGTCTTCGCTATTCCCATTCTTTCCCGGTATTAAAAAGGGGTTGTTCTTCATTCTCCAAGCGAGCTTTGCCGCTTCTGCATCGTATTCGGGGACGTTGCTAGGGTTGTCCGTGCCTCGGTAAACTACTTCATGCTGTCGCTCCAGGATCGGGGCGCGTTCCTCTTCGTGCTTCGTGATGCACTCTCGAAATTCCGCAATCTTCAACCGCTCGTAATATTTGCCATAGTGCCCCGTTATCATGCGCTGACAAATTAGCTTTAATTCCTCCAATTTCAAAACGGGAAATATCTCGAATATCATCTCCGCGCAGAGGGCGATGTCTTCGAAGCTCGAGAGGGTCTTCTTTGCGTCTATGGAGTCCACCGTGGTTTTGATCATGGAGACTACAGCCGCGCGGGTCTCTTCCGGCATAACGCGGAGCGCGGTTTTTATGTTCGTGCCTTGCTCCCAACACTCTTCGGGCGTGTATTTAAATAATCCCGTTTTTGAGATAGTTGTTAAACTCGTCTCGGCTTGGGCCTTTTGGAGTTGCCTTCTTTGGTCGAGGGAAGATTCCTTGCCACTGGTTCGCGATAGCGAGTTGTATGGCTTCGATTGCTTGTTGTTCATCTCCGTTTGTTTCGTTGTGTAGTTTATGGAGCGCGGCCAATTCACCGCGCCGCGTGTACTTCTTTATTTTTCGTTCTCTGCGGTCTTCTTTCCATTCACTCCAAATATGGGAAAACGTTTCTGAAGTCCAGGGAAGAACGATCGCCTCTTCTTTCTTTACTTGTTCTTTACTCTTCTCTTTACTATAGTCTTTACTCTGCGCAACTGTAGTTGCTTTTACTTGCAACTGTGGTTGCTTCTTTTGCAACGATTGTTGCTTCTTTTGCAACTGTAGTTGCTTGTTCCAATCGTTGCTTGCAACAGTAGTTGCTTCTACGAGTACGGTCATTTTCCTTCGGTGTCCGTATCCCTCACAGGCTAGGTAATTGGTTTCGCAGAGGTCTTTGCGCATCTTTCGAATGTATTGCGGTGTGCAAACGAGTTGCTCCGCTAGAAACTCATCACCCGCCCAACACGCGCCGTCTTTTTGGCTAAGGTTGTGAATCTTCGCTAGGAGTATGCGCTGCATCGGTGAGAGGTCTGCGCATTCCCATATTTCGAACGGGATCCAAATACCGTTATTCTGTTGTTCCATGCTTCAAAGATGAAAAAAAAGGGGGCTAAAGCGCCCCCTCTTCTTCGCATTCCATTACTTCCATAACAATCTCCGCATAGGTGGCTCCGGTTTGTTCGCTTATCTCGGGAATGTGTTTAAGCATATTCCGAGGGCGCAAACTGCACCAGCTTCGCACCGTCGCCCCGGTCACGTCCAATTGATACGCGGCCTTTTCGAGTGAACCGTAGTTCCTCACGAGAAATAATTTAATATTATTCATAACGTTCAAATGTAAATGCGCCCCACAGGAACGACTTCTTAACTACTACCCGCTTCCGTGAAACGCGCGTAGACGCATTTTGAGGGGCCTTCTTTGCATTAACTACGTCCGCGATAGGGGTAGCATTACCTTTGGTTGGGATAAGCCCTTCTTGACGCATATTTCGACGCACTGCATAAACCGTATTATGGTTCACGTTTAGATCCCTGCAGATGTCTTTTGGCCGCGCGTCAGGATTATTAGCAAGATACTGCTCTACCTTCTCCTTTTTCGTTCCCTCGTATTTCCTGGGTACGTGAATTAGATTGTATCTCTCTCCATTCCAAACGTGCTTTTTGCTCAAGATCATCCATCGGTTTTGCATAGATTTCAAATGCCGGCCTTTTAAGTTGCGCATATCCTTCCATTGAATTACTCCCGTTGACCCTACGTTGCGATTAATGGCTTGCACCAACAAAACATCTTCGTAGCTACTGTATTGTCCCTTCTTCATAGCTTCGAAATAAGAGTGTCCCGTAACTTCAAGAGCCATTCCGCCGCCTCGATAATCTTCTCCGGATCGCTCTCCTGGTTGATAGCGTGACCAATTGCCCACGATGCGTCGATACGTTTTTGTATGTCGGGGCTTTGTCCGCCGCCTTGGTTGGGCGTAAAGCCCGGCTTCGTGAGCTTCATACGCGGCCCCCACTTGCTCGGGGTGACTTCGTACTCTACTTCATCGCCGACGTTCCAGCGGTCTATGGTCTTTGCAGATACTTCTCCGCTTGATCCGTCTTCGAGTCCTATCTCGAATTTAAACATAAGGCCGTTCCGACCTTCATAGGTGCCATTCGGTTGTATGGTCTTTACTTTACTGATTCCCATGTTGTTTGGTTTTATGGGGTTAAACATTTCGATTCGTGTAGGCGTGGATAAGATCCGCCTTAAAGTTGTCAATCAATCGGCGGAAGCGTTGCTCTTCTGCGAGTTCTTCTTGCCATTGGTTAAAGTTCTGCGTTGGCTGTACGTGAACACTGCTCTTAACGCATACGGGTCTTACCCATTGCTTTTCGTTTGAATTCATTATTGATATATCGTTCAAGGTTCGTAATCGAGGACTGGACTTCAAAGAGTAGGCGGTCTATCTCTTCGCCTTCGAACTCCTTTTGCGCCCATCCGTAAAACTTCTGCACGTCTTCTCGTAGTTGTTCCATCAGAGTATGCGGGTTTGAATGTCGTACTTAAGTTTCTTCATATCGATGTCGAGGTAGTCCGTTACGTGGATTTCTGAAATATCGATTTTACTTGCTCCCCCTCGACAGAGAAAGACGCGCTCAATATCGATAGGCGTAAAGCGTGGGCCGTTTAACTCGCAGTTCTTCGACTGCCCTTCCAGCGTCGGTTGGTCGTATTGCTTACGACGGAAGTAGACCTCAAGAGTCATCGAGTCGATGAGGTCAACGTGGATTGATTCAAGTATTTGTTCCATTGTGGAAATCGTTTGTTGAGGCTAAATTATAAAAAACTTCCCATTCTCCAAAATATTTTGGATAAAAAAAGAGGGAGGCCCCGTTGAGCCCCCCTCCCTGTACAAACGATAATAAACAACTAGTCCATAACTAGACGACTAATATACTCTACTTCTGAGAAGAACCAAAGTAATAGTTAACCACCTGCCCCACGAGCGTACCTTCTGCGAACCCGAGGATGTGAAAGAATATCTCTTTATCCTCAACGCCGGACTTCGCCCAAACGACCATAGTAATACCGATCACCATTGCGGCGATACCCACAAAGGACTGCATCCAATCCCGCTTGTTGAGGGTCTTGGTTATTTCTATCTCTCGGTTCCTTGCGTTGGCGCGATCCGCGTTTGCATATTCCGCAAGCAACAGCCGCGCTTTCTCTTTTTCCTCTTCGCTCTCTGTACTCGCGTCAATTAGTGCACCTATGGCCTTCAGTGCGTCGCCCCCGGGTATTACGTCGCCGATAACCTCGAAAGCCTTGGGAGCTTTGTTTCTAAACCACTCCCCTAGTTTGGTGTCCTTGAGTTTCTTCTTCATAGTTCCATCAATACGTTAAAGGCGGTATGTCCGCCAATTACCACCCCGCAGCCAATCGCTTGCTTTTTGAAGTGCTTCGCGTACCCTGCGGCGTAGCTGTTGCGGTCGATACCACACCCGACCTGCATTCCGAACAGTTTAAAGTTGTTTCCTACCATCCACTCAACGTAAGCTTGTGTATGGATGTGGCCTTGCACCGTGGATTGAAAGTCGTTCTTTGCCTTCGTTCGTGCGGTGCCCCCTTCGCCGTGAACGTATTGAACCCCGTCGTACTCGATACGCTCAACCCAATTCCAAGAAGTACCGAGAACCTCGTTATAGTCCTTTATCCATTCCTTCGGTACAGATGAACTAAACGCCTTGCGCATAATAATACGGTCGTGGTTGCCTATAATAACGTCCGCCTCGGGGAATGCCTCCGACCATGCTTCTACGTGTTCAATGGCTTGTGCCAGTTCATACGCTCCGCCCATCCCGTTGGGATCCGTTTCGTGATAGCTGGAGTAATGGTTGTCGATTATGTCGCCAATGAAAACGACTTGGTTACAGAGGTGGCGTTCGTAGGTGTCTACGCAAAACTCGAGATAACCATCTAACTCGAACGGACAATGCAGATCGCCAATTACGAGAATTCGCCGTTCTTTACTCTTCAGGTTTTGAAGGGCTTTGAACTGGCGAGAGGTGAGGCGGGGACGTGGCATTTAATAAACCCAGATGCGGTGTTGCGGTTTGTTTGTGTCGAGGTCGCAGTGAATGAAGTTCGGCGAAATCCCGAGCCTCGTGAATCCAACTTCTTGGAGCGCGTCGAGGATGATGTATCGGCTTCGGCTGTCCGTGCAGTATATGTCCGCTGCTAAACCTAAAAGGTGAGAGGAGTTTCTCGAAGCGTTATAACCCTCCTTTATTAACTTTTTATTGTGGGAAACCGTGCGAAATCCCGATGTTATAACGAACGGAATCCCCGCGCAATCTCGAGCTTCATCCAACATTGAAAGAAAGTCCGGATCCATCATTTCACCGCTGCCGGGTTGGTCGGGAGAATCGAATTCTGAAAACGTGAAATATCTCATTTCTCCGCGAGCATCAATTCAATTTTATGGACGGCCTTAACGACCTCCTTCATCATGTCTTTGAGTTCGTCCTTGTCGGACTCTACGCGGATAATCCGCCCCTTCAGCTTCTCAATCTCGCGGTTTAGGTTTACCCATACCGCTACTATTGTGATTGCGCTTGGGAGGAGTAGTAGAATTATTTCGGTCGATGTCATCGAGAAACTTCTTTAATAGGGTTATGTTTTCCTTTCGGCTTTTTCTCATCCGAAATACGCTTTTAAATCTACGAGCCGTGGGTATCGGCTTTGTCCGCTTATGCTCATCCCGCTTTGATAGTAGTCCGCAGGCTGTGGAATCATATCCGCGCCCGTGTTGGAACTGTACTCGGGGAACAAAGAGGAGTTGTTGCAGAGGTATTCGTAAAGACGGTACGAGTAAAATTGGGCGTTCTGACGCGCTCTCTCCACTTCGCGGTGCAAGTCGTCCGGGGAGATGGCTTGCGTATCTTCTGAGACCCTCAAAACAAGCGAGCCGTTATCCATCTTCACGTACAGCGAAGGGATAAGTTCTACCATCGTCCACCAAAGGGTTGCTTTGCGAACGTAGGAATCCATAAGCGTTTCATAATCGCCCGCCAACGTACCGCCGGATATATCGCTTTTGAGCTTGTTAAGTAGATCCGTCCCCAAATAGAGTTGAATATACTTGTCCTGCGAGAGGATAATAGACGGCACGAGGTACGCATCCTCGATGCTTCCGTTGATATTGGTAATCCGCTTGATGTAGTCCGGATTTACGAAAAGGACTTCTGCAGTTAGTGCCATTTATCGTGGGTTTAAAAAGCCGTTATTGGGCATATCGGTTGGACGTTGCGCTACGCGCTTATCATTCTCTTCAAGGCGCTTCGCATCGACTCCAGCCTCTCGAATGAGCTTCTTCGCTTGGTTAACTGAAATCTTCTTGTTGTTCTTGCGGAGGTACGTTTGTCGCTTAAAAAAGTGGTGGCAGTCCCCGCCCCCTTTGTAGAGCCAAATCGAGTAAGTGTCTGCGCCGTTTGGCCCCCATCCCGGGTTGACGGCTCTATCTCCTGCGGCAATCAAATCCTCTTTTCTGTAGACCTTATTTGCTGCGACCATCTTACGGCAAAACTCCCGCGAATTATCGGATACCGTGCCGGGTGCGTAAGCGTAGCGAACTTTGATAATCTCGGTGTCTTGCTCCGATCCGGCTTGAGGTTTGGAACTTGGAACGATAGCGAATGCCCACAAAGCATCTCGCGTTTCTTCGAGGTCATAGTCAACTTCTACTTCATCGATAAGTTCCCATTCATCCCCCAATTCTTCGCCTACCTCATTGAGGTAAGACATACAGCCGTCGAGGTTGGTTTCTTCCGGTGTCTTTGAGAGTTGAACGTCTGCTTGGAACATTGATTCGGCTTGTTCCAAACCAAAGCCCAACATAGAAACGAGGATTTGAATAGCTTGAACGCGCGTGAGTTCTCCCGTTCCAACCTTCGCGATAACGTCAACGGCTGAACTGATTTGAACGCCTGTATACGACTGCTCTACGTTGGCCTCTTCTACCGCTGTTCCAATCTCAACAACTTGAGAAGCAAAACCGGACGCATTTAAAAGGGATTTAATTGCACCCGTTAGAACGTGCCTGTATCCGCTGACTACGTTATCCTCGAATATGTCCGCCGATGTTTCAAGCTCTGCCCCGCCGCCCAACTTACCCGGTACAGATACCCCAAACATCATCGGGTTCGTTACACGGTGCCCAATCATAATCTTACCCGTTACCTCTTCCGAAAGGAACTGGTATTGCTTATCCGCGTCGGACAATTGGAACGGCTCGAAGTCGGGCTTTCTTTCGGGATCGTCGGAATAAGTTACGATGAACTTCCCCGCGTTGCCCGCTCCGCTCAACTGGCGCTCGATGTCCATCCGGATGCGGTTCCTTTCTTCTTGCGGTGGGATACCGTTCTTAAAGTGAATGGAGAACGAGGGACTCATCCCGTTCTGCATATTGTTAATGTGGTAGATAGAAATCTCCTTATCGAGTTCGATGTAGTTAATCGACCCCACGTAATCCGGCTTAGGATAGTAGAATGACCCCGGGGAGAACGGCTTTACATACATTATCTGCGTAGGGTGGTCGATCTTCTTCTCTACGTCAAAACAACAAATCTCTACGGGCTCCTCTCGCTTGTCTGCCCAGTCTTTGGAGTAGTAGTAGTATTCGACTTTCTCCTCTTCGTTTACGAAGCCGCTACGGACGTTCTCAAAGGGTAGGTGAGAGACGTTTGCGATCGTAGTTCGGTCGAGGCTCCAATTCACCTCGAGGGCGAAGCCGCCTTGAATCTTGAAATCGAGGCAAGCCTTGCGCAGTTCGTCGTTCAAGTTCCATTGGTCGAACGCCAAACGACCCTCCAAATCGGAAGCGTCGAAGCCTTCGCCAAAGATCATCATGGCGATACTTGTAACAAGGGCGTTATGAGTGGCGGAGGAGTGGTAGAGATCTACCAGGTATTGAGGGAAAAGGTTATCGTCGCCGTAATTAACGAACCCCTCGCGGTTGGGCGTTTCGCGATACGAACGCTCCTCGTATTTGCTGAGTTGTAGAATTTCCATTACTGGTAGTAAATAACGTTATCGGGAATAGAAATGCTCGGTATCGTGTATCCCGTTTCCCCGGTTACCGTAAGCGTTCCGCGTTCAATCATAGCAACGACCCTCGAGTCTGTAGGATCCAAGTTCGTCGTTGAGTTCTGACCCCATACCTTGTAGCTGTATTGCCCGCTTTCCGTAAGCAAGATATGACCCGCCGTCGGTTGGTCGGCATCGGTATTTATTGAAATCTTGGTATATCGGGCATTATCCGTCACGACATCAGCGATGAAATAGAACTCTTCTTCGCTTGCCAAACTACGAAATTCCACGAGGTAATTGGTGAACGCGTCGAAGTCCTTCTTGGCCTCCTGTAGGGTGAGGTAGAAGAACTGTTCGGTAGAGCTATTTGGTAAGAGTGTAATCATATCGAAAAAGAAAAGGGAGGACTAATGCCCTCCCCCGTCCTGTAACCTGTGAACCAAACAAAAATGAATCAGGAGCCAGCGTTGAAGTCGAGCAGTGTATCCGTCGCAGAAACGAACGGTGCAGGGATCGCCTCCTCCGCTGTCAATTGGATTTGGTAACCGTTCAAGTCGCCCTTCGCGGTTCCCGTTCCGACGGTGCCCCCGGTGGCTTCTACGCCTGTGGTGTGCCCCATCAAAATATAGTTGTCGTTGTTGTCGACTACGATAACAGAAAGACGGCTCTTCAAGAGGTCGTAGATTTCCGTGTTATCGGTTGCCCCGAGGTTGGGCATAGTCAATTCAACAACTTGAGAGAAGAAAACAGTACCGTTCTCAACGGAGGCCGTAACCGTCTGTTGCAGTGAACCGCTGTTCTTCGTCAATTCGAAAGCGTAGAAATCGACAGCGGTAGCGCCGTCGCCATCCACACCCGCTCCAGCAATTACGCCAGAAGTAATTGAAA